TTTATGCGGGAGCACAGTATCCGCGTATGACAGGCGGCAAGGCGGCTTCTGCAGTCATCGCAAAGTATGAGCCTGTTGCTATTGATTCTGACGGCAAGCTTGCAAGCCTCACAGCAGCAACAGATACAGGACTTTACGGCATTGCCCTGGAGGAGGCTGACGAAAAGGCTGTTCAGGACGGCAGAGTGGTACCTGTACTGCTGACGGGCGAGGTCTTTGCCTCTGCTCTTACGCTTCCTGCGAGTGTTGCGGCGGCTGATCTTGAGGTGCCGTTCCGCAAGCTCGGTATTTTTCTTAAGTAAAAGGAGGGTCTGAAAATGGCTTATGATATCTATACAACCCGTCATCTTGCGGGTATTATCAAAAGAACCGCGCCTGTTACAACATTCCTGCGTGATACTTTCTTCAGGAATGTTAAGACATTCGACACGGAAAAGGTGCTTTTCGACGTTGTTATGGGTGGTCGTGAGGTTGCTCCCTTTGTTCATCCCGTAAAGGGCGGCAAGGTTATCAGCAACCAGGGTTACGAAACCAAGGAGTATACTGCTCCACTGGTTTCGCCTGAAATGGCTACAACAGCGGACGAGCTTATGAAAAGAGCACCCGGTGAAGATCTTGACAGCGAGCTTACACCTACGCAGCGCGGCATGGGACAGCTTGGTGAAGATCTCAGCAAAATGGATGACTCCATCACGCGCCGCGAGGAGGTAATGTGTGCTGAGCTTCTGTTCTCGGGCGGAATTACTGTAAAGGGTGAGGGAATCGATGAATATATCGATTTTGGTTTCAGCAATTTCGAAACGCTTGACACAAAGTGGAGCGATCCTGCATCTGATCCCTTTGCGGATATTCAGCGCTGGTATGATGAGATCTCCAAGAACGGTCTTGTCAAGGCAGATATAATGATTATGTCGCAGGATGTGGCTAATGCGTTTATCAACAATCCGAATGTCAAGGAACAGCTTGACGTAAAGAATATGGATATCGCGACTATCGCACCCAAGGCGCTCAAGAACGGTGCTCGCTATATCGGTACATACCCCATGCTTGGTATCAGTTTCTACTCTTATTCAGAATATTACATGGACGACTGGACCGATCCTGCTAATCCCACCCTTAAACCCTATGTTCCTGACGGTACTGTGGCGCTGCTTTCTACACAGGCTAATTTCTCCCGTCTTTACGGAGCGGTTACGTACTTCGATCCCAAGACGGAGAAGCCTGTTACTTATAAGGGCAAGAGAGTGCCCGAGAGTTTCCTGTCATCCAATCACAGAACAAGAACACTGCGCCTGTCTGCACGTCCGCTGATGGTGGCACATGAGCTGATGAGCTGGTACGTCGGTACGGTGCTCTGATGACTTTTAAGAAGGCTGCCGCTGCTGATATCCTGCAGACGTTCCACAATAACGACGAATTCTCGGAGGATACGGAGATCTGCTATAATGGCAAATATTATACTGCCCCTGTTGTGGTAAGTGACTATTCGCCTGAGGAGATCAGCCGCAGCAACGACGACTATAACGACGGCATATATTCCATTGTTAAGACGGTCTATATACCTTTTGACAGCCTCGGTTTTCTGCCGTCGGTTAATAATCGCATCGAAATAGGCGATTATACGTATCGCATCATCTCGGTCGATCTTGAGATGGGCGAGATCGTATTGAAGCTTGAGAGGTATGACGAATGATCAATGTATCTGCTGAACAGATGGAGCGTGTAAGCACCCTACTTAGGGATCTGCCCGGTAACAAAACAAAGGCAGCTCTTGCCAATGCTGCAAACCGTGCAATGACAACAGCACGCTCGGAGATCTGGAAGGCAGTCCATGAGCAGTACACGGTAAAGCGCACAGCGTTTTACCGTGATACTAAGATCAAGGTGCACAGGGCGAATGCATCCGCTCTTGGTGCGGCACTGGAATTTAGGGGTAATGTGATACCGCTTATAGACTTCAACGTTTCGGGCTATCGGTCACACGAGCGGCGTTCTGTGAGATTGGTAAAGGCTGCGGTCTATCAGGGCGCGTCTGAAACCTTAAAGCACGCCTATATAGCTAATCTCGGTACCTACGGCGAGGCTGTGTTTGAGCGTCTTTCTCCAAAGAGAAACAGCTCGTCGCAGTTATATGGACCTTCCGCGGCTCATATGGCTGCGAATGCGGATGTTACCGATAAGGTATCAAAGGCGGTACAGGAGACGTTCGATAAGCGCCTTGAGCATGAGATTGACCGAATAATCAGGGGGTACGGAGTATGATACCAATTGACCATAGCTTGATATTCGATGCGAATGAGGTGCAGAACCTTCGCGCTAAAAGCGGAGGCGTGCAGGGTATGACGCCAGTAGCGCTCCTCGATTGCATTGTGAATGAATGTGATGAGGCTACAGAGGATCTTTTACTTCCTGTTCGCGGCGAAAAAGGCAAGTCTGATGAATACAGACGACCGTTGTTCTTCAAGATGGATCTTCCGCAAAAGGAAGATGATATCAAGCAGATACCTTACATTCTTGTGCAGGTGCTTGGTGGACTTGACGAGCAGCCGTCGGGAGATCTTGCGCAGAGCGATTGCACTGTGCGTATCGTTATGGCTGTGTATAGTCCAGATATGGGTGAAGGTAAACTGAATGTTCTAAACATTATAACACGCATAAGAATGAGGCTGTTGCAGCGTGAGATAATTGGCGGTCAGTTCCTGTTAAAGGAAAAGATAGAGTGGGCCATCGACCCACGCCCCGAAACACCGTATTATTTCGGTGAAATGGTAATGAAATTCGAACTTCCCGCTGTACTTCCGAAGTGCATTTCGGAGTATATGCGTGATGAATAAGGAGGTATATTCTATGTCTAAGAAAAAGCTTGACGAGGTTCTTGAGGATGTTGACGAAGTGACAGTGCCTGAGACTGCGCCCGAGGATATAACAGCATCTGATATCGACGGCACCGAGGCAGCTAACGAGGAGGCAGCGCCTGCTGCCGAGGCGAACAAAATGCCTACAACTGAAGCACCTGCAAGAACGCTCTGCTATATCGGCCCTACGATTCCGCGCAGTGTGTTTGTGAAGGGTAGGATCTTCAAGGATGTCAAGGATATTGCAGCGTCTTATCCTGACGAGATCAAGAGATATCCTGAGGTAACGGCGCTGTGCGTGCCTGTTGAGAATCTTCCCGAGGCACGCAACAAGCTTATCAAGGGCAATAATGCGCTGAGTATGAAATACAAGGCGCTTGATAATAAAATAGGAGGTTAAAGGCTTATGGCTTATTATCACGGCATAAAGACAAGCGAGGTAGCTACATCGCTTTCTACTCCTGCCGAGGTGCAGACGGGTATTACCTTTGCTATTGGTACAGCCCCTGTATATATGGGTGATGGCGGTACTAACAAGGTGCTCTTTGCTAATAACTATTCCGAGGCTGTCGCTGCGCTCGGTTATTCTGATGACTGGGACACTTTCACGCTCTGTGAAGTGATGAAGACACATTACCAGCTGTATGGGGTTGGTCCTGTCATCTTCGTAAATGTGTTCGATCCCGAGAAGCATAAGTCGGCGGTAGCAGAAACCGAAATGACGCTTGTGGACAAGGCAGTTAAACTGCCCGATATAGCGATCATTGGCTCGGTGGTTGTTAAGGCATCTGCCGCAGGTGATGCTCTTGTAGCAGGCACCGATTACGAGGCGTTCTATTCCGATGGTAGTCTTGTTATCGAGGCAGTTGACGGCGGTGCTATCACTGGTACCAGCATCTTTGTAAGCTACGACAAGGCTGATATCACCGATATCAAAGGCGCTGATATCATCGGAGGCATCGATGTTACCACAGGTGCAAAGACAGGTCTTGAGCTTGTAAACTCAGTATATCCCAAGTATGGTATCATCCCTGAACTTATCATTGCACCCGGATTTTCTTCGGATGCTACTGTTGCGGCTGTTATGGCAACAAAGGCAGGGTCTATCAGTTCTCTTTTCAAGGGTAAGGCGATCGTTGATGCTGACAGCTCGACAGTTACGAAGTACAGCGATGTATACCAGTGGAAGTCTGATAACAACATCAATGACAGCAACGTGATCCTCGGTTGGCCTATGGTTGCGCTTGGCGGTGTGAAATATCACCTGTCCTCACATATTGCGGCTCTTATGGCTTCTGTTGACAGCGCCAATGGCGGTGTTCCGTCTGAATCGCCCTCCAACAAAGCGCTGCAGGCTGACAGCACTGTACTTGCCGACGGCAGCGAGATCGTTATGGAACTGTCGGAGGTCAATGTTCTTAACTCAAAGGGCGTTGTAAGCGCGACGAATATTGCGGGCCGCTTTGTCCTGTGGGGCAATGAAACGGCGTGCTATCCTACTTCGACAGATGTCAAGGATTATTTTATCAGCGTCAACCGTATGTTCGGTTATGTGGCGCAGGTAGTTATCCTTACATTCCAGAGCAAGATCGACAGCAGGATGTCCAGACGCCTTATCGACAGCATCATGGACACTCTCAACATCTGGCTTGCAGGACTTAAGACGGCAGAGCATCTGTACGGTGGCAGAGTAGAGTTTGACGCGGATGACAATCCTGTAACTTCGCTTATGGCAGGCAAGCTTAAGTTCCGCATCTATATGACACCGCCTTCGCCTGCAAAGGAGATGGAATTCGTACAGGAATACGACGTTGATTACGTCACAGAGGCGCTCGGCGGCTAAGGAGGTAGAGTAATATGGCACAGTTTTCTGAAATCAACACGTCGTTTGCTGTATACGAAAATGCAGTGGATTTCTACGGCATTGCAGACATTACGCTGCCTAATATTCAGCAGATCACCGAGGGTATGGAGGGCGCAGGCGTAGCAGGTAAGTACGATGCCGTTGTGCGTGGACATATCGATGCTATGAAAATGAGCATCCAGTTCCGTAATCCCACCACTGACGCGTTCAAGCTTTTCACACCTGATACGCATCAGCTCGATCTGCGCGGCAATATTCAGGAGCGCGACACTGTAAACGGTGTGAGAAATGTTGGTGTCAAGCACGTTGTTACCTGTGAGCCGATCAACCTTGATCTCGGCAAGCTTGCAAATTACGCCAAGGGCGATACCAAGGCAGAGTATACGGTAACAAGCATCACCACCTATATGGACGGTGTTGAGGTGCTTTGTGTGGATCCGTTCAACTATACTTTCCGTGTAAACGGCAAGGATTATCTTGAGGAGCCGAGAAAGAATCTCGGCAAGGCATAAGGTGCGATTTATGGGCGGCAGATGCGCCGCCCAATAAAAACAAGGAGGAAAATAACATGGCAGAGAAGCTGGAGGAAAAGATCGTTGATGAGGAGATCGAGGACGGCGGAGTATATATACACAAGCTGAAAAAGCCCTTTACATGGGAGGGTACGACCTACGAGGAGCTTACCTTTGATTTTGATAGCCTTACAGGTAAGGATATGGAGCTTGTAGAGCTTGAAATGTCACGTGAGCACTTCATAGCGTATGCGCCTGACAGCTCAAGTACATATATGTTCAGACTCGCGGCGAGGGCGGCAAAGGTGCATTACTCGGTAATCGAGAATCTGCCGCTGGTAGAGGCGAATACAATTCGTCTTAAGATGAAGTATTTTTTCTTAAAGCTGGG